CACAGGCGTACTCGGAGCAGTTGCCAGGCTCACCGGCAACGCCGTGCCGCTGCCGTCTACCTTGAGACCGCCACCCGCGCCCAGGGCCGTAGGCAGGAGGGCGATCAGCGAGGTGATCCGTTGGGCGATCCTCTGTAGCCGGCCATTGAGGCCACTTGAGGCGGTGTCCGTGGTCGGTGCAGTCTCTGTTAGAGAGCCAACACCAGTTGATGCCTGCACATCCACGTAGAGACCATTTGCCCCAACCGTTGCCCTTGTATCATCGACAGAGTTCTTGATCTCTACCGCGCCAATCTCTATGTCAGCGGCCAGGGTTGCCGTGGTCGCAACGCTGAACGTGCCATCAGCGTTATCCTTGAGTCTTATTTTGACAGGGGTACTAGAGTCCCCGCGTATCATTAGAAAGGAATCTGCCATAATTGCCTCCTACCGAATTCTAACCTTAGAATAATACCAAGACTATCCAAAGTGCTTAGGTCTTCCACGCTTCTTTTGTTCGGGTTCTGCAAAGGGCACGTCTATCTCCACTTCAACTATGGGGGCAGCAGGCATAGCGAACACAATCTCCAATCTGCCCTTAGAGAGTTCAACCAAGATAGCAGAAGTAAGGGCTACCCGCTTCTCTTTCCTGTCACCAACAACAAAGACCTCGCCGTTCGGGTGTTCAGGGTTTCGTTCCCATACGATTACCCGTCCATCCGAGGTCGTGGATCGCACTAATACAAGTTCCATGTGGGTCTCCTTCAAGAACGACGATGGGGTTTGTATCCCACCCCATCATCGTTTTGTTGTACCTATTTGCCGCACATCCAGAAAACGGGGCCAGTTGCCCCCACGGTTGCCGTGAACACGGTTGGCCCAATAGCCGTAATAGTGGCTGTGATAGTAGCGTCTTGCGCTGTGATTATGCAGACGGTAGGCGCGACGGAGAATCCGTGCGTAACCGTTGACCCGCTCGCCAGACTCGCTGTATAGCCATACTTGATCGGGCCGGTGAAGGCCACGCTCTGGATGGTCAGCGTTGGCGAGATGTCCAGACCTGCTGTCGTAACGCGCCCGCGTTCCACGCCGCCTGCCGTGATGCCGATGATGTTGTCACCTTGATACCAGAAGCCAGTGTCGGTATCGCTAGACATAGCATAGACTGCCGCTGTCGCACTACCCGACGCCGTTGGCCAGAAACTTGTGGCGCGGACGCCGCCCGCAGTGGCCGTGATTGCCTGTGCCGTCGTCAGGCTGCCGTCGCTGCCAAAGTTCGTTCCTGCATTGCCGATGTTATTGATGGCAAAGTTGCTCATGTTGGCAGCCGCGCCAAAGGTGCTTGCACCAGTAACATTGAGTGTGCCAGTGGCAGTGATATTACCCGCCAGGGTAAGGCCACCACTAGTATCAAAATCGGTGCCGGCGTTGCCAATGTTGTTGATCACGGCATTAGACATGTTCACGGCAGCACTATGAGTAGTTGCGCCAACGAATGTTTGTGTACTGGTGACAGTGAGGGTTCCTGCAATCACTGTATTGCCAGAAGTATCTGCAACCGTGAAGGCAGTCGTGTCCATAGATAAACCACCGTTCAGCGCTGTTGCACCAGTCATAGCAAGTGTACCTGTTCCAGTGATGTTACGCGTAGATACGTCCTTGCCAAGCGTAACACCAGTAGCAGAGAAGGTTGCTACAGAGCTTCCGGCAGCCGCAAGACCAAGCACATTGGCCGATGACCAGTACAAACCAGTATCGCTATCAGTGCCAAAGTACAAGGATGGGGCAGCGGCAGTACCAGCATCAACAGACAGTTGGTTGTACGTGGTCACACCACGCGAGGGACCTTGAGTTGGTGTAGGTTGTTCACAGGCAACGCCTAGCACTACAATCAGCACCAGTACCAGCGCGAGATTGAAAATCTTTTTCATGTTTCCTCCATGCGGGGAAGGAGATTAGCCCTCCCCGCCTGTTGTTTTGAGAAGATCGCGTAATCCTACGCGGAGATAGTTAGGGTGAAGTTGCAGTTGGCATCCATGATGGCGAAGGCCACGCCCTCGGTCATCACGATTTCGTTCCACTGCCCAGAGATGATCTTGTCGGTCTCGGTCAGGGTAGAGCCAATCTCTGTCACCATTTCTACGGCGAACCGCTTGTCAATGCCCACTAGGGTAAGAGCGGGGGAGGTGGAGTTCCAGCCAAAGCGCACGCCATCCAAGCCGCTATTGATCGGAGTCAGGCCAGCACCGTAGTTGGCGGGCAGGGCGTAGATAGGCACGTTGCCACTACCGATGTTGAGCAGAAGCAACTGCAAGCAGGATGCCTCGGTCGCTACAACGGTCGTGCAGACGTATGGCCCTGTCCACTTCATCTTCCACGCCAGATAGCCTTTCAGGGTCAGGGTATTGGCAACCGCGCTGGTATCTAGGGTGGTCAGGTTGTGGTTGGTCGCGCTCGTAGAGGTATTGCCATCGCCATTGACGATCACGTCCAGAGCGGTGTCAACCTTGTCGGCCTCGGCCTTCGCGGCCAACAGCGCAACGTGCAACTGGAAGCGGTCAATCCTCATGCGACGGAAGACCTCGTAAGAGCCGAGCAAGCGACGGCCATACTTCCGAACCTTGATGGAGTGATCTGCACCGGTCAGCTTCGCGGTCGGAACTTCCGCGCCTTCGCCCACACGCTTCATGGTGTACTGTGTGGCGTCATCGGTCAGGTAGAAGGCTTCGTAAGTGCCACTGTCAATCGGTGTGGTCACGGCCACCAGTTCGGACAGAGGAATTTGGGGCTGAATCTGCTTTGCCCTTACCGCTTCCTGATAGAAGGTGGGATTGAGCACATCAGACATGGGGTCACTGGACATGTAGAAGCGGTTCTGAATATCAGGCCCCACAGACACCTGCCGCCAGGTGCGGGCGATGAACTCAGGGAACAGAACAGCAGAGCCGGACTTGTCAGAATCCCAGAAACGATTCACCTTGTTGGCGTACATGCCAAGTTTGCGGTCTCCACGTGTGCGGATACCAGCAACCAGCAGTTGACGCTCAAAGGCGTCCAGGCCATCACGATAAGGTCCAGACTTGTCTTCCAGTTCCAAGAACTCGGAGAAGGACATGCCCTTGCTATAAGCATCCCGATAAAGCAGGGGAGAGAGAACCAGGTCTTTGGCGTTGGCGTGGACGGACTCAATAGAGCCAGCAGCCTTCTGCTGCTCATGTCGTACCACTGCCATCGCCGCGATCTCCTGGACAACGGTTTGCGAAGTGCCAGTTTTATTGGACACATCGCGGATTTCATCTTGAGTAAGTGCCATAGGATTTTACCTCCAAAAGAGAGTTAGTTTGTTCTAAAGATAGACTTCCACCGCTGTGGTAGTGCCGAGATCAAGAACCACGCCGCGAGCAAAGATCACATCGGCGTTCCACGCATTGGTCGTTGCACCACGAATGTAGCCATTAGCAGCAGTAGACACGTCACCGACAATCTTGCCACCCAGGGTCAAGACGTTGTTAGCCGCGTGACCAGTACCAGCGGGCAGGGTCATGGCTCCAGCGATCTGCACGGTGCACATATTGTCGGACTCAACCTTGATAAGTTTGCCAACAACCGCACTTCCAGCAGTTGCCAAACCAACGGTATCGGCAGCGGTCAGCTTGACTGCCTTGTTCAGCATCGTGGAAGCCGCGCCACCATCGGCGGTGGCAGAGTAGGTAATAGTAGAGTTATCGATCAGGAACGTAGCGTGTACCGCACCAATTCCTTCGTAACCTACCGCGAGACGGGGATCTGCCATGTTTGTTTCCTCCTATGAGAGAATTTGCTAAGTTTTGTATAGATGGGATCGGTTGCTTGCCGTGCTGGGAGGCTCTACGGTAACGGCCTTGCGGCCTTCGTGGAAGACTTCGCGCTTCATTGCCTTCCAGGAATCCAGTTCGGCCTGGATGTAGGGTACGTCTTGAGACTCCAAGACCTTTTTGTAATCCTCGGCCTTGAATGAACTGCCCTGTGCACGTACACGCTCGGCCACGGCATCGGAGACAAGTGTTTCCTTCCACTTGCGGCCCAAGACAGCCCACGGCGCGTCGGCAGCGTGTCGCATTTCGGCCTCAGATACGCCCTCTACCAGGGCAGCGGCCTCATCCTTGAGGGTCTTGATGTAGTTGCACAGCACAGCGATGTGGTCTGCACCTTCCGCTTCGACAGCCTCCACAACCTCTGCGGGAACGGTTTGTACCAAAAGTTCATTTGCCATACTTTTTAGCTCCTTGTCTTGCTCTGCTATAACAAGAGTCCCAATAGCGGGTAGAATGGGAGGGTCTCCCACCGACCACACATTGGGCGTCGTGCTGCTAATAGCCAGAGTAGACATTGAAGTAGTTCCACCAGACGAGGCACTAATATCAAATATAGTGCCACCTGGCACAATTAGGCCCTCCGTGGGCACCTCATACTGCTTCGGCAGGGTCTTGGGCAACCGCGATAGATCGGGGAATCGGCATTGATACGCTTGCTCCAGCACGCGCGCCTGCTTCTGGGTCATTCTCCCTTCGTCTACAGCCTGTTGCGCCTTCAGAATCATCGCCCCAGGGGTAGCACCAGCGTAGGTGAGGGAGACTTCCACCAGGTCACCATCCTCAATCCAGGCATAGCACATTTCCTTGCCGTATTTTATTCCGGGAAAGTGATCGCACTTAGAGTCCATCGCCATCATGTCTTCCTGGCAGATAGAACATCTATACCACCCCGGTATACAGCCAATTGATGTATACTTCACTATCCCTGTCTCAATACCTCGGATTGCTTGATCGGTTTCAATGTCGGTAATCTTGAGGCCACGGGGTATATACGCTTGCGCGATAAAGTGAAGGTTCTCGTCTTCTGGTTCAAGGCCTTTAGTTAGCTTGCCAGAGAAGACAAGGCCAAGAGGAAGTTCGGGGGCTCCTCGCCACGAGGAAGCCCGATGGGAATTGCAGAGGGCCACACCTCTTTGCGCCCCCTTGACGTAGCGTTTCAGAGACGAGGGAGCCATACGAGTATGATAAAAGTCCTTTGCCTGTGAACTTGCCTCCATTTGAAAGATAAACACGCCTTCCGCGTCAAGGGGAGTCATAGCGTGTCGCTCATTGATAAGGGCAATAGCGTCACGCACTTCAATCTCGGAAGCACTGACAGGGAGTACAACGGCATTGGTGTAGACAATATCAGAGTCGGCCTCTCGTGCAGCGTCGGCAATCTCTTGCGGGCAATCAGCGTCAAGGTGCATGTCGTAATGTTTCTTCAGATGTCTTGCCGCCTTGCGCTTTGAGGCATCATCAGGGAAGTCTGTCTGATTGAAACGACCAGCAGCAGAACCACATCCGGCGCGGTTCAGCACCAGTTCATCCCCTTCAATATTGTGGTGGGGAAGGCTCCACTCACCAGGTTTCATCTCCGGTTCTATGGAATCATCGGGGACAAGCAGATAACATTCCCCGATCGCCGCCTTACTACCAGACTCGGCCAGATCGTTACGAAGTTTGGTCTTATCTACTTCCCCCCAGGACTTGTCGGAAATCTTACTGTTGTTTATTTTCATGTGAGACTCCTTGTATTACAGAGTAATGACTACTGCCGCCACGACGGCTTGTAGAACTTGCACTCGCGGCAATCGTCTGCATCGTCGGGACACTCTTTGCCCACACACCTGCAAGGATACCTGACCTTGCGTCGCTCCCTCTGGACACGAGCCTGAATGAGGGACGTGTCTATGACGGGTAACTTGCCCAAGCCCCACAATACAGGGGTAGAGCCTATCACGTAATCTTCACGTGCAACCAGATTATTCCGCGTTTGTTTCGTCGTTCCCATCAGCTTGATCGCTGTCGGTATCTGTGTCACCGTCTTCGTCCTTATCGTCTTTCTTTTCATCTGTGCCACTTCCAGACGTCGGCACCTTGTTTCCATCATTCGGCGCCCTGGACGGCGCGGGTACAATAAGCATTGGCCCAACCGCCGCGTGTCCAATCTGTTGCATAGCCGCCTCATCATTAGAGAGCCAACCCGCATGTACCTGTCGGATGCGTGTCTCTGTCTCCATTTGCGCCGCTTGCGCTTCCAGCATCCTATCAACCGTGCGCAATTCCTTGAAGATAACCTTGCAGTACGATTGTCTGCCCCAAATACGAAGGGCCAGATTGTACGCCCACTCCAGGATGCGTTGCGTATGGCGTTGCAGGCTTTCAATACCAGCAACGTAAATCTGCCACTGAATACTGGCGTGTGTAGTGGTGGCTCCCTCATTGCGACCCAATAGTACGGGCAGTTGCTTCAGTGCAGCCACGATCTGTGTATCTACTACCCGATGAATGGTGGCAAAGTCCATGCCGCCAGAGGGTTTCACAACCCCAACCTCTACAGAATCAAAGTGAATGAAGGTATCATCTGGCTCCAACTCATTGAATTGGGTCTGCAAGGCCGCCATCTGATTGCCGATGAAGGTTTCCAGGTCTTCCTCATTGCCGGGCTCACGAAGATAGCTTGGGGCATTGTCAATGATAACCTTCTCTATAACCTTCAAGTCCAAACGTGGATAGCCCTGATTATGCACTACGGCCTTCAAGTCCTTGAGCATCTCTACCTTGAAGAACACGGATTCAAGGGCGGGCCAGAGAGGGCATCTGCCATAAGGATCTTCCACATCGGGATCAAGGGGCATGTATCTAAATTGCTCGGAAGCAAGCGGGGTGTTCGTCTGATAGTGAACGGGGACACGGTGGCCCTCTATCTTCATAAAGTCAACGATGGCAGGGTCTACAGGCCACAAATCTTCCACATCATCCAGCGTCTTGTTGAACTCTACCTCTAATGCCATCGCCCCTTGCGTCAAGATGCAAAGGTTGAGAATGTTAATGAGCGTATCAGCACCACACCCATACTCGGCGCAAACCCGCGTGCCGAGTTCAGAGAGCATGGCCTTTCCCTGCTGATCGGGGATAGGATTGCCGTTCTGGTCAACGGCGACGGAATAGACCTCTACCTCATGGCCTTCGTTGGCAAGCCGTAGGAAGTTCCATACGGCCATGCTTGCATCAGCGTTGTAGTCACGAATGGCCTTCAACGTGTCCAACACGCTCTTGCGCCGTCCGTAGGTTCGGTTGATGAGGCCAAGCACAGACGAACCATAGCCAGACACGCTCTTAGTCGCCGCCTCAACACTCGGGCGCCGTCCACCGACAAGGCGTTTCCGCCATTTCGCCGAGTCATTTCGTTCGGGTTGTACTGGCGGTGTCTCTGCACGGCCCAGGACACGGTCTAAAAGGGACATGTCACTCCTGTCTTACTATAAGTCTATGCTCATCATACAACTTTGTTCTTAAGAAAGCAAGTAGAATTACAGCGTAATAGCGTTTGTCTTTGCAGGCCTATTGACACGAAAACGTGAAAGTGCTATAATAAGAGCAGTTAAAATCTAGTCCGAGTTGCGGTGGGGATAACGCAATGATAAAGACGGGCACAATACAGGTCAAACTCTACTGACAAAGTTACAGAGCAAAAGCAGCCCCCTGCCTTGCTCTGGTCTTCTGTGTATGCAAGCCATCCCCTTGCGTATGAGTAGAGCCAGAGACCAGAGAAAGATAGGGGGTTTCTTCATGCCTATAAAAGGAGATGCTATGTTCATTCATAACAATATCATACGATGGCTTCGTAAAGAAGCAGAAGAATCTGGTGCATACAAAGATTTCCTCTATGAAATACAGGATGCACTAGATGAGTTATTAGAGGAACTGGATATACAGACCATAGAAACCAAAACCATCGTCAATCATCTCCGCAAGCCCATCCGTTGCAAAGACAGAGGTATGACCACAGCGGATGAGCCGCCCGCCAATCCCCATGCCTTTCGTCTATGGTGCGTCGGAGTACCCAAAGGACAGGCAGAGTTTGTTAAAGTACGAACGAAATAGGAGAACACAATGCACGATGATTTATTTGCCATTGTCCGTACTATAGCTGATGAGGCAGTTGCCGATGGAGATTTTTCAGCCGCCACCTTTGACCAATTAGCCGAGGAAGTTATGGAACTCCATCTGGCCCTACGCGGCAAACATACAGATACACCGGCGATGGAATGGCTAGAAATTGCGACGATTGCTATCAATGCCCTGAAACTTCTACCAGAAACGGAAGTCTTTGGAGCATATACTTCATGGACGAGTAAACATACAAAAAGCAGAGACGTCAGTACGCAAGAATAATCTTGTGCGCTTGGCGTCTTTTTGCATATTAGCAAGAAGCGGGTCTCCCACTAACCGCTCTAAACACTGGGGCCAGAGAGTATGCCAACCCTCCCCGCAAGTCCGTGAGACCACACCAGCCAAGTGGATCGGTGTGATAAGACGATAGGGAGGAGTTCCCCGATGCACTGAATAATGGCTATTCGGTGAACCGTTGCGCTGAAACATGCGCAGGCTTTAAGAAAGTACGTGAATCGCTGCAAAACATTCTTCCCATCAGAGATTGATACAAGCAAGTAAGAGAAATGGAGGAATGAAGATATAGCACCAGGTCAAGGAGCGACCGGGCTGGAAGTAACGTATGTATTCGGGCATGAATTCTGATAGGGTTAGTATCCGTGCGTCCAAAATCAAGAAGAAAATCACTATGGCGCGCAAGCGCACAAAGGAACGTGAGTTCCTTTGGTAAACGTTCCTGTTCTCCTTCTCTTCTTTCTTTTCTTGCGAGATGCAAACCCGCGTAGTCTTGGGGATACTATCTTTAGCAACCAGGGCTTTTGAGGCACGAGACAAGGTTACGCCGGCAGATAGCCTACGTCCCTTCCATAGTACATCAACCCTTGCTTTGGCTTTTCCTTCTCTTTCTTCGGCCTGACGCTTCTGATGTGGTACACGGACAGTACGTCAAGCGTTGACAAGTCCTTGTAGGTTTGCAGTGGGTCAAGGATAAGACCATTCCAGACCAGGAGCCATGCCGCCTTCTTGTCAAGATGATGTATCAGGTAGAGGCCCCTGTCGGTTAGTTCGCTCTTGTCCACAACGATATTCACTTGCGACAGAACCCCCATTGCGTCCTCCGCCCTGACATTCGTGTTGATCTGACTCTTCCAGGGTTCAAGGATACCAGCAATCGCCTCTGTCTCCGAGCAGGTTTGGAGGATAGTAACGACGCTGGCCCAAAGCGTTTGCGTGTAGGATTCACAGGGATAGAGCAGTGGCACGCGCTGACGGTACAGATAGTTAGCCCGCCACTTCTGTCCAACAAGAGACTCCCAGGGGGAGAGCAGGCACTTAGACCAACAAACATTGACGTGGAGGGAGTTACGAATATGATCGTCAATCACACCATTACTGCCTACGCCCTGTCTCCAAAGGCTGGTGACGAGTTCGGCCTGAGATATGATTATCTCTGTATTCGGGGATTGCGCTGCCGCGTTAGCCTTGTCGCGGAAGTAGGCAACAATCTTGGCAGGGAGAGGGGCGTCGTTAATCATAATCCTAGATTACTCCAAATCTTCTTCATTTTGTCTCCTCTACTATACTCCGGCAGTTTCTTACTCCACTTCATCGGCTTAAACCGCACAGGCCTTATCTGTGGCATCGCCCCTAGTCGTCTATCGGCATCCTTTGGCCTCACCGTCGCATAGAGCATGACGATGGCATCGGCCCTGTCGGGGGAGGGTACGTGAAACTTGGATTTCATCTCGGCCTTTGACATCAATTTGCGTCCATGCTTCTGCCATTGAAAGCGACGGGTCACGAGTTGAGACTTGAGTTCTATGTCCCTGGGCAGGCAGATGGGATCGTACTTGCTCTCCGGCGATAGCATGTCACGCAAGGCGAACCATGCCTCTGTGCCCGCATCGGCGTATCTGTCTAACTCATTGGGCGAACCCCCAAAGTTAAAGCCCACAATGTCAATGGGGTCAAGGCCATCCTTGCGTCTGCCCCTGGAGCGTAAGACCAAGTGATCGTAAGGGCCAGAGCCAAGTCCACCCTCATCCATGATTAGTTTGGAGACATTCCATTCAAGACAGCCTTCCCATACCCTGTCTTCCGTTGTCGTGGTGGGGTAGCCGTGCCAGGTCTCCATGTGCCGGACATCGTTGCCCACTCGCACGGCAAAGACGCACTCATCATCTCCAAAGCGGGCCACGTCAAGGGAGGCAATGCGCGGCCTGTCCACACTTTCGTCCGGTTGCCTGTCCATTGCCGATTGCGTCCACGACATAGGGACGACGGTGTTAATCGTGTTAGTGCTTGGAATATCGCCCAAGACGCGGGCGACGTATTCGGGAGATTCTTCGCCATATTCTTGCCTCAAGTCCTCTATCCATTCTTTGGAGACGCGAGGGGAGTCAAATGCCGATGTGTGAAAGGTTGTCCAGCCGCGCACTACCCCTGTAAAAATATCACAGAAGTATCCCTCTGCCCCTTCTGGGGGCGTGGAGATGGCAAGTATCTGGCCCTTGCCAGTCATTGCGCCCTTCGCTGCCAGCCATGTCCCTCTCGGAATCCCCTTCGCCTCGTCCATAACATAGAACACAAAGTCAGCGTGACAACCTTCTATCATAGTGGGATCATCAGATGCAGCGGCAAAGGCCATCCAGTCCTCGGTAATCCTTATCTCCATGTTTAGCCACTCAATAGGCAGTTTGTCAAGGCCAACCAGGGCAAGATTCATTCTCCTGCCCCACTTGTGTATCTCCGGCCAGAGGAACTTGTCTAACTGTCGCCAGACAGAGGCGGTAGTCAGAACCTTGCAAGGCCCCATGCAGATCAGAGCATGAAGAACCATCCAGGCGGACAAAGTCGTCTTGCCTACTCCATGCCCTGAACGCCATGCCACCCGCCTGTCTGTGTTCAACGCTACCAAGACAACCCGTTGGCACTCATCCGGCTCAACCCCCAACGCCTCTCGCACAAAACGCACACGATCCAGGCGCCATTGCACCAGGCGTTGCATATGCTCTGGCGATAGGGAGAGGTTGGGAGTATCAGCCATCGGCTTTCTTCCAGAGTTCGCCTGTCTTGCGTCCATCTTCTCTGACAGAATTGTCGTCGTTTCTCAACTCTGGGTGGATTACAAGGTTCGTGCTTTCCTCCATGATGTGCTGTTCAACCTGCTCGTCGAGCGTTAGTCCAGCATCCTCCATAATCTTCTGTCTTTCCATGCGGAGCAGGGCTTCTTGATAAGACAGTTCGGTATACTTGCGAAGGGGAACAATGGGGATTTCAGAGGGGATGTTGCCGTCCATGTATTTCAGTTTGGTGGGGTGATCTCGGTCATCTTGGGGGGACGGCATCACATCCTTGATCTCTACGGCATCAATCGAGTCCGAGACTCCCGTGCCAATAACCTTGTACGTCGTGGTAGTAATGGGCATTTCCCCTACCGGCCCGTCAACGCCAGAGCGGACCCTGTCCGCAATCTTGGCAAGGGCAGAGGCCATCTCATCGGGATTCGCAAACGTGATATTGCCGATGAGATTGTTGCCCACCTGCACGTTTCCCCAAGACTTATCAATGCCGAGGATGGAACATCGTTGGGCAATGACTTTGGTTGCCTGCCCAATGGCGCCGATGTCTCCCTTGGTGCATTTGTCCCACAGAAAGAAGAGAAGTTTGTCAAGGCGAACCAACTCAAGGGCGCGAACCTCTTGCGATGGTTCGGTTAGGGTAAGAGCAAGGGCGCGTTTGACGGCGTGGTTGACCATCGCGGCGGAGGGATAGCCAACGCGCTTTGCGATCTCCTCGGATGTAACGCCGGCCTTGCGGAGTTCCAGGGCCATACGCTGCTTCTCAATGTAGGTTATTCTCTTTCCACTTATTTCTGTGGGGAGGGGATTGCGGGAATGGGTGTTGGTCATGGGCTACGACTCCTAAACTCTAGTAATTCTTGTCGCTTCGTATCTATCCAATTTGGGGCCTACATATTCAAACGAAGCCACAAAACGATTTGATGCCATAGTATTGCGCATCATTGCATTAGAACCCCCAATCGGTGTTCTATCAAGGGCACGTGTCATTCTCCAGTTCTTGCTCTTTGCGCGAGACCGGACCATTGCCGGGTTGCCGGTTGATGATACATATCTATATCCCAAACCGGTAAAGAGGGAGCCAATATAATCACTAACGGCATTGCCAATGCCAACACCTTGATAGTCTGGCAGACAGACTGTTCTATGTTCCCTCTTTATATTCCGCACTTTCGCATGGGGAAAATGCAATACTGCTGTAAATGCAACAGGAATATCCTTCCAAAATGCTACGAAACAGACGGAAGACTTGTTAAGTTCGGTGTCTAAATAGTGATACTTCCGGAATAGTGACCAAGCGGAATGATGCACACGCTGTACTTTAAGCTCAATCTTTGGTCTTTGATGAAGATACCTCCCAACATAGAACTCCTGTGTATGAGGTTGATATACCCAATCTGGTTCCAACCAATCAATAATGTCGTAATGACAAGAAGCGGCTATAAACTTGCGGTTTGTATCCCTTATTACCTTTTGCAATGCCGCACTCCCAATCTGAGCCACTGTTCTATCTACAACGCTAGTAAACTCATCCATCACAGACAACTCTACATTCTCTGCCAGCAATCTTGCTAGATTTACGCGGAATTGCTCACCGTTTGATAGCACATGAAACGGTCTAATCCATAAAGGGGGAGAGGAAAAGCCAACACTTGATAGCAGTTTGACGATCTCTTTAATAGACAGCCCAACGGGAAACCCATCCAAGACAGACTTATCAGTAGGCCATTCCCAATTACTGACAATGTGTTCACCAAATAACTCTCGTATAATTGTGGTCTTGCCACTCCCCGATGGGCCAACGATCAGCCCAATGTTCCATGTTTCAGGTAAATCCAGGTCTACACTCCATTGCTCCCGACTTTTCTCGCTACGTGTAATGTCAAAGATACCCTCTATTTGCGATACGCGGGGGCTGTGGACAACCTTACTTTCTCTTATGATGTAACTGCTTATCATTGACTTATCACGATACAAGAGCGCGGCATTTCAACCCCTCCCCTTCAAATCTTTCCAGCAGCTCTACCTGTGTTGTCTCGTCTTCACAATCAATGACAATCTCGAATCTCTCTGTAATGTTCAGACGTTCATCTTTGTCTGATGTGTCTAGGTTTGTGCCAATCCCGTTTTGCTCTGCAATAGAAGCAATCAACTGTTGCAATCTTTCATCATCGCTATGAACATCTTGCATCACCTGGGAAAGCATTTCCTTATCAGTAACGGCCATAGCGGTAATTGGATCAAGGGTGGCAAGCACAATAGCTTCTTCGTTTGGGGTAAGGTCAACGTAGGTGATGGGGATAGAGGGTTCATTGGCGGAGAGGGCGAGGCCAACCCGGGCGTGACCGTCAATAAGTGTTTCCACGCCACGCTTGCCTTCCGGCCATTCTTGAGATGTGCGGAGATTGACGAGGATGTTCTGAACGACGCCAACGACCTCCAAAACTGAAGTAAGCCCCTGCTGTTGAGCCAGTGGATGAATTCGCCAATTTTCTTCATTTGCGAGCAGAGAATCTGGGGCGGCCTCTCCATAGCGCACGATTCGATTGCGCCAGGGGGCAGCGTTCTTTTTCTTAGCCATTCGTAACTCCTTAATCTTAATTACCATCTAGTATACCAGAAAGGGCACGAATAGTCAATGCCTTTCCATAGGATTGGCGGGTGGCCTTGACGCGAAAGGCAAGGTGTGGTAGAATGGATATGTAAGTACGCAAATACACAAATACGAGGGACAATGAACAGAACCATATCAATAAAGGATGATCAGGCGTGGGACGATCTCAAGATGGCATGTCTTAAACGCAAGTTGACTATCAGTGCCATTCTGGAGAGATACATTCACACACAATTGCATAACTGGAAAATGGAAGATCAAGAAGAAATTCTAAGATTAGAATTGCTAAAGGGAAATAATGAAGCGTGACACCATTGCCATCTTGTCTCTGGTTGCCGTCTTCGCCCTGCAAGGATGTCTAACCATCGGGGCAATTGTGGTAGACATGGAGCCTGCCTTCGTCCCCGTACAGTTACGTATCTTGAAGGCCGCGCTTGCCGCGTTTAACATCGGGGGCGGACTTGCCATTGCCTTCTACTTTCAGGCCAAATACGGAGACT